GATTGATGCGCTGAAGCGGTTCGGGGAGCGGTTGCGAGGTCGCTTCAATTTGCATCGGCTCTGGCTCGGTCTGCACTGTCACCGGCCCAAACTCTGCCACCTCCTCCGGTGCGTAGAGTCCTGACAACACGCCAGGGTAAATGCCCCGCACTGCCTCGGAAATGCACCGTGCTTTGAGCATCTGCCTCGGAAACTTGCGCCAAGTCGGGTTGCCCGTGAGTCCGGCGCGTTCGGCGTCCTTAATTGTCCAGCTCACTTTAAGCGTTCCGCCTTGAGGATGGCTAAACGTGCCAGACACGGATTCATGCGTGTAGTCGTGCCACTCAACACGGCCTCCCGCCTGCTGGAAGCGTGCCAGCATGGCTTCGCTTTTGAGAGACGGCTTGCCGTTGATGATGTGATAGTCGCGGGCTGCCTCGGCTGGATGGCGCCCTTCGGCTTGGCAGAGTAGGCCCAGCGCAAGAGCCTGTGCCGGAGTCTGAATCCCGAATAGTTTGGATTCGGCAATGGCCTGCGCCATTAACTTAGTTTGATCGAATGGAATTAGTTGCATGTTGTTCATTTGTTTGTCGTCAGTTTCTTTCCCGCCTCCAATATGAGCAGTGCGTCGGCGGTCTTGAGCGTCACTGTGAGTCGTGGGTGCAGAGCCTGTGCCCTGCCTTTCAAATGTGCCTTCCATCGGTTGCCGTGCGTCTTTTTCTCGCCCAGCCCGAGTGCTTGTTGCCATTTTTTAGGAGGAATATACTCAATGCGTGCCCCGTAGGCGGCCAGCAGTCCTTCGATTCGCCCGTAGTTCCGAAACATAGTAGCCATACTTGACCCGCTCATTTTGCCCGCGAACTTTGGCAACTCCTCTAAAAACACGGTCGGCGTGTCTGCGCTGGTTGTGTTGTGTCTGGTGCACAAAATCATCATTTGCGTGTCCATGTCATGCAATGTGCCCGGCATTTGCAACGCGTGCGTGCTGCCGTCGGTGTCAATGTAGGCGATCCCGCCGCCCACGCCTGGGTCGATGGCAATGTAGTTTTGGGTCCTCATTTTGTTAATCGCGCCCAAATGCGGGCAAGGACACTGTGGTTTTCTAATTCGTTAAGCGATGCCCGAACAAGTCGGACAGATTCTCCCTGCCACGCAATTATCTGCCTCGCATCAGTTAGTTGATCGGAAACTTTTTTGAACTCTACACGAGTTTTTGCTAATTGGCGGCGCAAGTGCCCAATTTGTTTTCGGGTGTTCATTTTGCGGCGACAAGCGGAGCCTGCCCGATTTTCTTCTGCATTACCCATTCGGGCAATTCGTGCCCTGCTGTGCTCCAAAGTGCCTCCGCCTTTTTGCGACTTAGTGCCCCGAGTGCGGTGATGGCGTTGCCTGCGCCGATGATCCCTTCCTCGACTGCCCGTGCGAGATGCTCCGGCTCAACGTATTCATTCACCCTGGCCTTTTGCAGTCTCCACCCATGCACTCGCACGTCCGACTCTAGCAATTCTCGGGCCTTGGCTTTGGCTGCATCCCGAAAGTCTTCCAGCGTGCTGCACGCGGTCAGAAACTTGCCAAGCTGTACCGGGTCGTTGAGCAGTGCCAAAAATCCCTCGTCCTGCACGGTCGGCGCCAGCCCCGCCACTGTCACTAGTGCAGCGTCTTTAGCCTGCACCCGTGCTGGGCACGTCAGCGATTTTGCGCACCACCCGCAATAGTCATTTTCACGCGGGTTGGTGCCGACGTTGGCGAGAATGCTTCGCACCAAGTCGGATGCGGATTGATAGGTCCATCGGTGAATAACGGTCTGCTTTTGATCACAGAACAACAGATGAGTGGTCCACTCTTGCTCAAAATGTTGCTGCATTAACCCAAGCGCGTAAGCTGCCATCTGCGCCTTGTAATCGTAAATCTGTCCTGACTTAAGATCCACCAGCCAACGGCCACGCACTGCCACGCCGTCAGCGGTGCCACGGTGGTCAATCCCGCCGGTTGTAATACGGCAATCGTCCTCGCCTGTCGTTAGCCCGTCAATGCCACCACCCAGACGGTAACACTGAGCCAGCGCCCACCGTACTGCGTCGGCGTCCTCCTCTGGCAAATCCCAATCTGGAAACTCTCCGGTCGTCCAGGCGTGTCGAAACGCCTGGTCAAGTTTGGTGCCGCGTTCGGCTGCCGGACTGGTGCCCGGCGCCCCCTCGTACTGCCCGCACAAAGCGAGCTTGGGAAGTGATGAGTGTCGTATTTTCATTTCTTTGTAATTCTCTCTGCGTTCTTTTGTTTCCGATATACTGCTGCACACTCCGGGCTGCAGCTTTTGGCAATGTTTTTGCCTGCCTGGCGGATTGGTCGCATTTGGTGGCAGATCACGCACTCGGTCAGCTTAGGCTGTTTGCTGCCGTGTTTAGCCTTGAATGTGGCACTCTGCAGCGCCTTACTGCATTCCGCGCTGCAGCATACTTTTTTTCGGTCAGCCGGTTTGAAAACAGTTCCGCAGCGAATGCACTCTTTGGGCTGGAGCCTGCATCGCTCGCACCGGGTGTGGTGTTTGCGGAACCGCTCGAACCTGATGTTACAATCCGGGCAGACTGTCACCTGCCAAGCTGCCAGTGATCCGTTTTTGGGCGGCGGCACTGGTATAATCTCGCTCGGAGCTGGCCGTTTGATAAGCCCCTGGCGGATTGCTGCTGCCACTAGGTCAGCCATCTCTGACAACTCGGGCCTCACGGCGCCCTCGGCCAGCACTCCCAAACGGGCCATGTAACCTTTCTGGTGCCGGTGCGGGGCCGAGTAATACGGCGCCCCATTCATCATTCCGCTCATCGGGTCAGGCGGAGGAGGATGGCTACGTTGAGAAGCGTCAGCCCGGCAAAGGTCAATGCCTCGACTAGGTCAGTGGCGCCGGCGAGTGCCATCATGTCCACGATTGCCAGCACCCAGAACCCGCTAGCGTACCAAAGAGAGTTCCGCTTTTTGTTGGGCGGCGGCGTAGGGCCTTGGAAGGGGCGGGAGTAGTGTGACGTGCTCATGTTAGCGCCCAATCTGAGTTGCAGTGAATGTGCGGCGCTCACTCCACAACGGCTGTCCAGTTTTGCCAGTGGCTGTGATTGTCGCACTGTAATTGCCATCTTTACGGCGGCGGACACTGGTCAGATAGCCGGTGCCATTGCGGCCGATTGCGTAAGGTGCGGGAATTTTGTTCATTTTGTGTTCTCGGTTCATTTTAACTCTAACGGCCTCGTCAGTGCCCGCATTACGGGTCAGACGCCCCCTCGGGCGTTTCGGCCTAAGCGCGGCGCGCCATCCATTTCTGTGCGCCTGCCAGCGTCTTAAATGTCTTGGATGCGCTAAAAGTCAGTGCCAGAAAAGTTCCGTCAGCCTGCGAAAAAATGCCCTTGGAAAGCGTTTCGTTGTTGCCGGTATTGATCGTGCGGGTTGTTGTCATGGCGCTAATCTTAGTCGGTTGCGTACGGTTGGCTAGCTTTTTGTGAGATTATTTTTTGAGGGGCAAAGGAAGCCCCCCTTGCGGGGGGCGGTTTAGTTTAGTATGTCGTCATTGCCAGGCTTACTCTCTGCCATCCCTTTTCAGGAGCAAACCACTTTGCAAAGTGGTTCAGCGTTTCTGTTCTGTCTGGCAATTTCACTGTTTCTTTGATGATTGCGGCTTTTGGCACCCAAGTAGGAAAGGTTTTGTTTTGCGTTGAAATGCAGCGCAATTGGATTGCTTTGGCTGTTTCCTTCACGATTTCATAGGATTCGGAGTTGATTGCACCGGCGGGGAAGATAACAAGCGTTGTCATGCGCCCATCTTATCCCGTGCCGTACGGTTGGCTAGCTTTTATTCACTTTATTTTCAGCCCTCCTTAAAGCGTTGGAAATGCTGCGGTTAGGACGCGGTTTGCGTGCATTCTCCCGTGCGGCTTGTGCTTTTTTTTCGCTTTTCGCACTGCCACCTAGGCTGGCAATCCTTCGGCAGACATCAGCGCGCGTTTCCATGATGATGTAAACGGTTGATTTCACGCTCGATGTACCAGATCGCCTTGCGCAGATCTTGGACGGCGTCGCCCTTTTTTCCGCACCGAAGAAGGTATTTCAAAGCATTCCCGAGACAGAAGTTCTCGTGCTCGCAGAGCGTAATTGCCTCAATTCCAGAGGGGTGGCTCGTATAGTGTGCTGGGCTGTTTACTGGGTCGCTTGGTGGCTTCATCCTGCCACCTTACCCAACCGCCCACTACTGTCTATAGCCAGCCGTAGCCCAAAGTCGCAAGTGCCTTTGTTTCAAGGGGGGAAATGAATAAACCCCATCGCAGGCTCTCCCTGCGCATCATACGGCAGTTGCGGGGATCGTTGGCGCCATCCCGGCGCCTAAGTTACTCACCAGCCGGAATTAGTCCAGCCTCGAACAGATCGGCCTCCTCACGGCGGCGCCTGCGCAGCCCTGCGGTGTCGGGCCAGAGACGCTGCATGGCTAGGATCTGCTCGGGGATGCGGTCTAGTTTGCCGCCGCCTAGAAGGAGTTGAATCTCCACCATCTCCTTGCGCCGGTCGCCGCTGAGTGATGTCCCCCGATTAAAGCAAAGGCTGACAAGTGCTGCTGCGCAATCCCCTGGCAAGTCCACCATATGCGGCCAGATGCGAAGCGTGCGCATGTACCAGGTGGGAAGCGTGACGGCCTCAAACACCGCCAGAGCAGCCGCCCAAGGCACCACCAGATGCCGGACGTGTGGAAGGACCACCTGAGCAGCCTCGCCCTTACGCCCCGAGACGCTCACCAGTAGCGCCAACGTAGCAGAATCCAAGTGCGGCGCCCATGCTCGGCTCGTTTCTGTTGCAGGAGTGTGCCCGAGGTCCCATCCGATACCGACGGTGATACCAGATTGCTCGCCGGGCCATTCGGGATTGCGGTCGTAGCAGGATTCCCCGCCGGTCTCCCAGCCGATGATTGATTTGATGCCGCGCTTGCTAAGATTCATCGTCGTCGTCCTCCTCGGTTAATTCACATTCAGTCGGATGCTCGGACCAGCGCAGTGCCTGGTACATTCGGGCGTAAAGGCTGCCACTGCCAGCCTCAAAAGTCTGGTAAGTGTCAGTGTCGCTGTCGTGTGCCAAGATTTGGACGCAATCAAAATACTCGCCCAGGTCAGCAGCAACGCGCTGGATGTGCGCCTGTTTTTCGTCGGTCGTCATAATTTGCCCGTGTGGTAGTGGTTTGCCAGAATGAACTTACCATCTTTGGTCTGTGTCCTGTAACGCTTGCACTCCCACTTTTTGCGGATTGCAAGGTTCTCGGCCATGCCGCGCTTGATCTCAAGTTTATCCATTAACTCCACCAGCGTGTACCAGCCGGGCGGCGGATGCTCTCCCACCAGTTCGGCTTTGAGCAATTCTAGCAACGTGTTTTTCATACGGGCAGACGAAAGTCTCCGGCGTGCGTTTCTTTTGCAAGCCAGACGACGGTTTCATTGTCGCAATACTCGCCCCAGGCAAAGCCACGGCTCCAGGAAGTTGTCGCCCTGCGGTTCGCCGCGTAGCCCATCGCGTCTTTGTCTCCCAACCAGCCCACGCAATACCCCGTCGGGTGCGCTCTATTGCGCCCCTCGGACTGCATTACACGGTGCAGGTGTGCGAGGACCACCTTGCTTGCGGTTCCACCACATACGGCTTCTGCGTGATCCCTAGTGGCATTTTCGCCAATCATGTACCCGTGCCCAAACAAGCAATCTCCAATCTGGCGCCACCCGTTTTGAAAATTGTAGTCCACCACCTCGCACCGCATGCGTTTGGCCTGGTCGGTAACCTGAGCCATCACACGGGCCGCCAGTGCGGCTACAATGGCACGCGGTGATTCCATGAGCGTGTTGAGTCGCGCTTCGTGGTTTCCCAGAAAGTAGAGTCGTGGCTCAAGTTGATGGAGGAACGCAAGCCCGTCCTGTAGGTCAGACTCGGGATCCACCGCATCGTCACTACTTCCCGCACAGCCCTGGCGAAGGCACGCTAAGTCAATAGCATCCCCCAAATGAATCGTGGTGTGCGGTTTCCAGCGTGACTTAAACGCCAGCACGCGCTTGAGCAGCGCCTGGTCGGCGTGGTGCCCGTGACTGCACCCAACGGCCAAGAATCTGCGCCAGGTGCGAGTGATGTTTGCCATTATTTGCGGAGGCTGCGTATCGTCTCCACGATTTTCAACGCGGTGAAAACCGCTGCCAACAAACATCCCGCCACCCGGATCCACTGCTCGATCTCGCTTAACGAGAGCGCCAAAGCGCCAACGTTTGCCAGATTAACGGTCGCGAGATCGAGCAGATGACGGTTAGACATGGGCGAGGAAAGTTGACCCAGGTCCTGGCACTGTTGGCAATCGTCCGGCGGCGTCATAAATTCCACTGTACGGCATGATTTTGTCCGGTGGCAATCCTGCCCCGTCCATACTAGCGGGCGGGAGGACTCTTTTTGTTGCCGATAGGATTACGAGTCCTGCGGGCGGTGTTGCGCCTAGGTATCGGGCCTGCATTGCTGGAATCGTTGGGACGGGCAGTACGGTCATAAATTTGTTTGCCAAAGAATCCCACAGCAGCGCCCGCAATACCAGCCACAAGCGCCCAAGTGCCGGGGGCAATAGAGGATGCGATAGCAAGTAGCATGGAAAGGTTGCCGGGTGTGATAGTCATTTTTTATCGCCTGCAGGAGGGAAGTGACTCGCGCCGTAGTAATACGCGACGATTGAGCCCCATGCGGTCGTCAGCGAGCCCAGCAAGAGCGTCAGCCCCTCGGAGTTGCCAAGCTCAAAACGGTGACTCATCAGCCCCATCAGGATCGCAAAATATCCAACGGTGACGCTGCAAGCCAGCGCCGGCGGCACCCATGATCCCGTTGCGCTCTGCATCGCCCTGGCGTTGGCGCGGTCCTCGGCAGCCAGCTTTTCGGCGTCAATGCCAAGCTCGGCCATGCGGGTTTTGAGCTGCATGTCGGCAGCCTGCAACGCGGCGATCTGTTCGGCGGTGAGGTTGCCCGAGGTAAGCGCCCGCTGCACTTTGTCAGTGGTTGCATCGCTCATTCCCAGCGCCTTGCCAACAGCCTCCACGGCAGCCCCGCCTAAGGGGCCACCGAGAAGATTGCCGATTGTGGGGAGAAGTTTTGCGAGAAAGGACATTTAGAAATAGGTAGTGACAACAACAATGCCGTTTGCACCAGGACCACCAGCGCCAGAAGTAAATCCATTGTTAACTGCGCCACCC